AGCCAGATTATTGGAATTTCCACCTGCAAAGCCTTGTGTCGTACTAGCAGTTCCACCAGTTCCCGTTACTCCACCGCCACCAGCACCGCCACCGCTTCCGCCATTACCACCATTTATTTGACCAGTTGAATAACTTCCACCACCGCCACCACCAGTAGAAGTGACAGTTGAAAAAATACTATTTCCACCATTACCACCACGATTACCCGCAGTTGTTGCCCCAGCCCCAGCTGCACCAATTTCTACGGTGTAATTTGATGATAAATTCAAAGTTAATGCAGTTTCAGCTGTTCCAGGAGTTCCGCCACTAGCTGTAACGGTACAACGCATACCACCTGCGCCACCTCCAGCTGCGTTATACTTACCACTTCCACCGCCACCAGCAACAACTAAATAATCTACTGTTATGGTAGGTGGCAAAGGTGTGCCAAATAAACCGCCAGTTATATTGCCAATCATTAGGCTATTGCACCAACTACATACCAAGAATCTGTGCCAGTCTTAATGCAAACCGCTGTTTTGTATTGCGCCAATGTAGGTGCGGCTGGTGTTGCACCAGCTGAAAGAACCGTTGTTGTGCCTGGAGTAACTGCACTAATTGTGCAAGTACCAGCACCAATGTTAAGGACAGTTAAAGCAGTACCGATAGGGAACGCTACTGAGGCGTTTGTAGGTATCTTGAAGGCAACAGCTGTGCCTTTGTTCATTAACTCTAAAACTTGATATGAGTCATTTAATACCGCTGTGTAGTCATCTGTGTTGGCTGCGCCTATTGTGTAGGTCACTAGACCGTTAAACATTGCAGCTGAGAGAACATCACCTGTTGAAGCTGGAAAACCTGTTGCCATTGTATTACTCCTTAGTAGCTTAGTATATCATCACCGAGGACGCCATAGGTGGTGTTACCTATGATAAACCCGTCTGTGATTGGTTCAAGTGTGGTAAAAGTACCCAACCAGCGGTTAGGGGTTATATCCCAAGCGACACCTTGCACTTGCAAGTTCTTGGTGATAGTTGACCCGTCAGGCTGTATGTTGGATATATCAACATTTTGAAAATAGTCAATGTCTAACATTGTGCCAGTAGGCACAGCTGTGTCTAACAAGTCCACAGTCATCTCATCAATACGGATAGTGGTATCTGATCTCGTAGCCACATAGATACGGGCTATGTTGTTAGCGTCTGTGTCTGTCTGCACGACTAAATCATTGTAGTTAACGCTGTGTGGGAAGTAAGTAGCAACACTACCTGCGTCCTCAGCGAACTGAGCAGTACCACCAATACGAGTGATAGTGGCTTGGTTAATAATTAGTTTGTCATCAAATGCAAACTTTAGGTTTTTGTAAGGTATGTCGCCTGTCTGATTAAACTCAATAGGTGTGCCACCAGCTGAACTAATAGTGCTGGCTCTGTTCTTGAATACTGCTTGACCTTCGGCGTCCATGTAAAAAGCACCCTGCTCTGAAAATTCTGCATTGATAATTGCAGTTAAGGCTGTGCGAGTTGTAGCAGGGTCAGCCTGACATAATGAGTCACCAGTCTCTATTGACCTTAAACTGTTCGGGAAATCTACTGTGTCTAATATCTTGCCTATGCGCTCACCTGTGTCGTCACCATTGGCTGAGCCTGTGACTGTTGTAATGTTGGCAAGGTTAAACAAACGGAAACCGTCAACAGCTGTAATATCTACATAGGACACATTTTCTGCTTGGTCGTATGTGTAGGCATAAGTCGTTGTATATCCGCTAAAAAGGTAATACGAAGTACCAGCATAGGTGGCTGAGATTCTTAGCTTGCGTAAGGGTGTAAGTTGCCCGTACAGGTCTGAGCTTGTGTTCTGAGGGTTAAATCTGCCAGTTTGGTCATAGATTCTTACTGTTGCGCTTCCAGCCTCGTATGTGTCTCTAAGGATATTGCGACCACGCTTAATTTGAATACTGCGTGTGACATCAGTCACATCAATAACTAATGCAGGTGCTGTGCCGTCACCAAGGATACCAAATCCAAGCCTGCCGTTAACAGGGTCGCCTATGGTAAATGGGTTACCGAAGGTTGCACCTGAGTTAAAGTTTAGGCTTACATTAAGCGTTGCTGGTAATGCCATTAGTCTATGAGTGACAATCTGTTTATCTTAGACTGACTGCCTGAAGCTGAGTTGTTTATTAAGCCATTTTGTAGTTCATCTAAGAGACCAGCGGTTGCGCCGTTAACAGTAACATTTATTACTGCACCAGTCATACGGTCAATGTTTGGATTAGCCTTAAAATATGCGTCTGCTTGTGCTTGCAGACGAGCAGAGGAGGCAACTAAACCTTGGGCAACTCCTGTGTTAATACCAAGTTTTACAAACTCATCTACTGAAGTTCCACCAGTTGCTGAAGTTTGTTGACTACCTAATGACTTTTGAGCCGCTGCCAATTTAGCCAATTCTGCAAGTGCTGCTAAAACATAGGCTGGGTAATCAGCAAATGGGTTTAAGGCTTTAGGCAGGTTGGCAATAAAAGTGGCTAAACCTGTTAAGCGACCCTGAGAAATTAGTAACTCATTGCTTAGGCGATCTGCTTCTTTAGTGTTACCAGTCAGTAATGCTAATTGTAATTCTAGGCGTACTTTTTCATTTTCTGTAATTTTACCTTGCAAGGCAATCAGTACACCTGCTTGGTCAATATCTAATATCGTGCCAGCCTTCTTTAATTTTAATTGGTCTTGCTGAGCCTTAGTCAAGGCTTTAGTTGCTTTAACCTGCGCAGTAGTTGCTTTGATCTGAGCAGCAGAATTTCTATCATACACATTTCCAAATGCAAGAGGCGACACCTTTTGAGCAAATACGCCTTTTAACTTTGCTTGCTCTTGTGCGTCAATGGTCAAACCCGTAGTCAAACCAATTTTTGTAAATTCAATAAAACGACCTATTGAGCCACCAATATCTAATATCGATTTACCGACACGCTCTTTTAGTTGATCGTATGCGATACCAAGGCGGTCAATTTGTCCTGTGTAACCTTCAACAGCTGCTGAAGCCTGACCATAAAAGTTAGTGTTAAGCGTTGCAATAGTTGCGTCAAAATTGCCAGCCTTTAATTCAGCGGCTGATAAGCCTATGCCTAAGCGTTGTAGGGCTGTCGTATTACCTAAGAAAGCCTTGCTTAAAGCTGTTGAGGTTGCGTCTAAGTCTTTACCTGTTCCTGCTGATACATCTAGGGCTGTGCCTAATAATGCTTGTGCCTTGCTAATATCTTTAGTTGCTACCAATAGGCGTTGAAAGGCTGGAATTAAATTGTCATCTAATATGCCTGTGGCTAGTGACAGCTTCTTAATGTAGTCATTGACCTCAGGCGCTTGGAAAGCCATGCCTAAGTTGTTTAGGGTCTGATAAAGGCTCTTAGCTTGTTTCTCTGACTCGTAAAATGCTTGTACTGAGTTCTTACCAAAGTTAAGGATTGAGCCACCTAGAGCTAATGCAGCACCCTGCTTGGCTAATCTCTTTAGGCTTTTCTCTGCTTTATCAAATGCGTCCTTGCCAACAAACTGCGCACCAATTTTGACGGATAGATCGGTTTTAGCCATTATGCTGCCGCTTTCTTAGAATTAAACTTAATCTTTGCATTTTCCATTGCTTTAATAACTTTAGGTGTAACTTGTCCGTTAGTTTCTGCCCATGCTCTGAATATGGCTCGACCTGACATTTTGCGTGAAGGCTTGCCTGATTGATTAGCACTTTGAGGTACACGATACAGCTGAGGCATACTTTCAATAAATTGACGACCAGCGTCAGGATTAAGTGAGTGACTAAACTTTTTGCTTGAACTAGTCCTAGACCAAGGTTGTCCGTTAGGGTTTTTGCGTCCTGCTGTCTCGTAAATAGCACCGCTGGCTTCTGAGTTAAATATCTGTGCTAAATAACTAAAACCACTACGGTTAGGCTTGCTTGGTGAAGTTGTATAACCAATACCTCTACGGGCTTTCAATGCGTTGTATTTAGGAAATGCTCTGTAGTTAATTGTATCTGCGCTTGAAGTTGCTTTACCCCAGTTAGATAAAGGCGCTGACAAAGGTAAATATGATCTTGCCTGACGAGCTACAGGGCTTAGGTAACTCGCCATTTCTTTGTTTAATTCTTTGGCTAAGTCAGGTTGGTATTTGCGCAAGGCAGTACGCATTTCTCTAGCGCCTTTTACCTCTACCATGCTGCTCAATTTGTTTAGCCCTATCTTTCATATACGCCAAGGTTGCTAACAACATTGACCTGTCCATGTTCAAATACTCGCTGTGAGGTATGCCCGTTTCAACCGCTAGTGAAGCGATCAAATAACTTAGATCATACCTCGTTACCCATTTGGGGTATCAGCGTCTACAATCTCTACCTTTTTCAAGGTCTCTAGAAACTGCTCGCCAAATGGCTTAACAGTCTCGCCTGACCTCCGCAAACACTCCCAAGCCAGCCAATAAATATCTGACTGCTTTTCCTCATCTCGGAAGCGTTTGTGGAAACCAGCCTTAAAGTTTTGCTCAAATGCGTACTCAATCGCAGGTGAAATCTCGTGTGTTGATTCCTCACCTGAAGCCTTGGTGATTTTAAGTCCTAACATTTTACTCCTTAGAAAGTGCCTGTTGAGGCTACAGCGATTGTACCGCTAATATTCCAAGTTAGGTCTTGTGTGCCTAGATCAGCAACTGAGCCGTTAATGTCGGTTGTGTTGTTGACTAATGCCGTAAATGTATAAAGTGGATTTGTTGCTGATACAGCAGTTCCCTTTTCTTGCAGAAGTACGCAAGTAACATTAGTTCCCCACGCAGCTTGTAATGTAGCTAGTACATTGGCTGAAGCTGTGTCATTTAGGAAAGAAATAGTTACAGATGAGGCTTCTAAGCCCTTTACAAACTTGTGACCGCCGTCACCCATTGCAGTTACCTCTAGCTCATCAAATGAACGGTTAAGAGTTACTGCTGTTACATGGTCGCTAAGATCAACGGTATTAACCTTAACGCCTACCTTGTTATTTAGAAATACAGCCATTTGGTTATTCCTCGTCTTTCTTTACGATTTTTGGCTTTTCGGTTTGTGGTGCTACTTGCCCGACTTTTTCAAGCCAAGCCTTATCCTCGGAAGGAATATCATATTCGTTGCTCATTTTAACTCCAGCTCGTGATTGCGCTTACATTGATTGTGGCAGTTAGCATTTCTTGTGCTTCAGCTAGTACCGCAGGTGCTGAAACGCTTGACACATTTAGCTTCAATGTTGAAGCGGCTAACTTTGTAAATACACCTGTAACCATGTCCTCTAACTGGATTAAGCCACCTTGATTGTCCAGCATAGGCACAATGCAGGTGATAGTTAGATTGGCTTTAGGTGCAATGTTGTATTGGTTATTGCTTGGCTCTAGCATTGGTGAATCCCAGCTTACGATTACTGAGTTTGCAATGGGTGAGGCAGGCGGAAAGGAAAAGACCTGCCACACCCCAGCGTTTTCCAGCGCTGTCGCAAGGGTTGACCGAAGTGTCGTAACGGCGACAGTCATGATCAGCCAACCAAGCTGTTAGGACTTAAATATGGTGCTAACAAACCTCTTACTTTTGCGATTAGGCTGGCTGACATACGCCAAGGGCTAGGTTGAAAATCAGGTGTAATAGATGTTGAGTTACTGGCTTGGCGTGACTGCCAAATATCTACAGCAACCATTAGTGAGGCTTCACGAATTGCTGGGGTAGTTGCATATGTAACATAAGTTTCAGCTGCTACTGTGCCATAAGGGTTAACAGGGTGAATTGGCTGAACTGTAGTGTGGCTTGTGGTTACTGTAATTGAATTAGTGCCAACTTTAGTAATAGTTTTTGAACCATTAAAGCGATTGCCGTTATTGCTAATGGTTACTGTTTGTCCAACATAAAAAATATTCGTAATAACATCATTAAAATAAAGTGTGCCACTTCCGACTTCGCTAGAGTGGGCATAATTGTTTTTTTCATTTTTCCATAGATAAGAACTAACAATGTCCTCTGAGGATTGGCAGACTTCCTCAACAACTGAGTCAGAATACAAAGACCCAATGCCCAGCGCAGACCGTAATTCCGCTACTGTCACATAAGTTGCTGCCATGATTCCCTTTCTTAAAAGTTAAGGGGCAAAGGCTTCCAATGCCCCTTAACAGGTGTTTCCTCTATCGGAAGGTTATGCAACCATCCACTTGTAAGCACCAGCAGCAACCTTATTAGCGATTGCGCCGTAACCGTAGTATGCAACTTGGATTTGACCAGTTGAAATTAGGTTTGTTTCTAAGCGGTACTTGCTTGATTCGTACCATGTGTATGATGAAGGATTGATGACGATCATTGAGTTATCGCCAGTTCCTGATAATGCACGAGATACACGAAGGTTTAATCCACCAATGTTGCCACGAACATTTGTAGGTGTTAGGTTACCTGAAGCGTTTTGTGGGTTAATTGTCTGAGTAAATACAGCTCTGT